GCGTTACAATTGGCGTAACATGGTGTTAACATTTCAAATAAAAAAACCGCTGCACTTGTTGAACAGCGGTTAGCGGCAAACCGCAGTTAAGGCAAAAGTATAAATAAATATTGATAGTTTCAAATTTATTTTTCTAATTCATCATTAAACGCTGATTTTTTCAGCAAATCAGTATAATTCATTGAACCTTTACGGCTAACATCGCGCCCAAATATTTTACCAAACTTTTCAGCAGCATCTTTAACGGCGTAAGTTTCAGCGGCGGGTGCGGCTTTTTGCACACCATCGGTTTTAACGGCGTTCCAATCGGTTGCGCCTGCACCTTTATCAGTTTGTATTGGTGCAGCGCCGATACCATCCTGCCACATTGCTTGGCCGTTTATAGGGTTTATTACATGCAGCCTTACAGTAACTACTACTGAGTTAGCAACTATCTGTGTTGACCGAATTTCAACGTTAAAATTGCCAAAGATACGGGTTAGTAAGTATTCTATTTTTTCAATAGGAATATATCTGTAATCGCGAATCATTGGGTGCTGAACTAACCACTTAGCTGGTGGATCTTGATTCAATAATACAGTTAACGCGTTTTGCTTTAGGCTGTCTTCATTTTCTACTAATAGGTCCTGAAGTGTCGGAAGTTTTGTTAGTTGTGTCATGGTTTGAAATTATTTAGCCCAGTTAGGCAATGAAAGAATATGTATTTTGTTATCTGATGTATAGCCGTGAAAATTATTAGTTTCCTTGCATTTTTTTAACGTTTCAATATCGGCTAAATATTCTTGGCGCCCGCGTTCAATTGCTTCGGGATCAAGTTCATAAAGTTCTACGTTAAACGGCGCTTCTTTTTCAACAGCTATAAATATAAAGCGTTCAGCCTTTGTTAGGTCCATATAAAACGCCGCTTGCACGTGATAGCGATAATTCCAAACAGATTTAGCAAATTCACCGGGTGCTGAATTAGCTGTTGTTTTAAGGTCAATGCAAACGTTATACTTTGTGTTTAAGAAATCTACTTTGCATTTAGCGTCAAGTTCTGCAATTTTACCGAATACAGGTATTTCTGCTTGGCCCTGTTCTAAAAGTATTGCCGCCTTTGGATGTGCTAAAACAACGTTTCTAATGTTTAGGGCCAATTCGTAATCTTTATGCGTTACAAATAATTCTTTGCCTTCGGATTCAGCAATAAATGATTCATAAATTGCTTTACCTTCTTTAGTGCGGCGGTCGCATTCTGGCATAACGGCGTAATTATCCTGATTAAATACAACGCTATGAACTAAACTGCCTAAGTTCATAGCTGAAGTTGGCGCTTGTTTTTCCCCTTCAATATAGGCTTTATAATGCGCAGGTGACTTATGTACTAAGTCTAAAAGTGATTTACTGATGTACTCAGTTTTACGGTGATACTCTTGGTTTGTCATAAATTTTAAAAATATTTTATTAAATAATAGCACAAATTTAAAAATGTTTTATAACTTTGCAACACAATTGAACGAAAAATTAAAAATTTTATGAAAACATTTGAACAGCTATCTATTAGATGCGACATTTTAGGCATCAGTATTTCGGAACTTTGCAGGCGCGCGGAAGTTGGGCGGCAAACTGTTGAAATTTGGAAAAATGCAGAACCGCAAACATTGATTATTTATTTTAAACTTATGAATGCTTTAAATGAATTAGAAAATGAATACAATACAGCTACGGCAATATCAATCGAAAAGCGTAAGCGACATAAGAGAGAGCTATAAAAGCGGTAATAAAAAAGTGCTATTTGTGTTACCAACGGGCGGCGGAAAAACTGAAACGTTTATTTATATGGCATTAGAAGCAATCGGAAAAGGTAAGCGTGTTTATTTCTTAGTGCATAAAAAAAATCTTGTAAATCAAATTTCAGAACGTTGCAGGCGATACGGATTAAAGCATGGATTCATAGCAGGCAATCGACCAAAGCAGTATTATTTGCCAGCGCAAGTGTGCAGCGTTCAAAGTTTAAAAAATAGGCTTAATGAAGTGCCGCAGCCTGACTTACTTATTATAGATGAAGCGCACCACGCAAACGCGGGAACATGGAAGGATATTTTAGATTTTTACGCTGATTCTGTTTATGTTTTGGGCGTTACTGCTACACCGTGGCGCGGCGATGGACAAGGATTAGGCGATGTGTTTTCTGATTTGGTATTAGGGCCGTTACCTGCTGAGTTGGTTAAAATTGGTAACCTTGTGATGCCTGAATATTACAACTTTAAACCGTTGGCGGATTTTACTAAGATTAAGAAAGATAAAAACGGCGAATACAAAGCTGATGACCTATTTAAAGAAATGGATAAACCAGCTATAACAGGTAATGCAGTTGAAGAATACAAACGATTGGCACCGGGTGAACCTGCAATTTATAGCTGCGTAAATATTAAGCATGCTGATAATGTAGCAGCGGCGTTTAATGCAGCAGGATTTAAAGCGGTTTCTATAAATGGAAACTTTCATGAAAGCGAAGTAAAAGAAATTATATCGCGGTTCGCAATTCGCGATATTCAGATTCTAACGTTTTGCGATTTAATAAGCGAAGGTACAGATATACCAGCTGTATCAGTTGTTGGAATGTTACGCCGCACAATGTCGCTAAGTTTATATCTTCAGATTGTTGGCCGCGGATTAAGACCGATGCAAGGCAAAGACCGCTGTTTGATACTTGACCACGTAGGAAATCAAAAATTACACGGACACCCACTAATGACGCGCGAATGGACATTGGAAGGGATGCAAAAGCGAAAACGAAAAGATACAGATGAACAGATTGATAATGAATACAAAGACTGTACAGAATGCTTTAGAACTTATGAAAAAACACACGCTGCATGTCCTTATTGCGGTTTTGTTGAACTTGTAAAGGTTAGCGAAATTGAACAGGTTGCAGGCGTTGCTGTAAAAGATAAAACTACACTTGACGAACTATTGAAAGTTAAACGTACTGAGCAGGCAAAAAGCCGAACACTTGAAGATTTATGGCAGTTAAAAATTCAGCGAGGCCACAAAGATAAATGGGTTTATTTTGTATTTGAAAGCCGGGTTTTAAAAGATAAATGTTCTATTTCAGATATAAACAATAAACACGGATTGAACGCTATAAATCGCGATGACTTAAAAGCTGCTGTAATGCGAAAATGGTATGAATTTTATAAAACTAAAAAACATTGAAAATTATGACAAACTATTTAGAATTTTTAGAAAAGAAAAAAAAGCATTTTGTTTATTCAGGATTTGATATTGAAGATTCAGTATTAAATAAAAATATGTTTGATTTTCAAAAGTTTATTGTTAAAAGAGCATTAAAAGCTGGAAAATATGCAATTTTTGCCGATTGTGGTTTAGGTAAAACTTTAATGCAACTTGAATGGGCTAATCAAGTATCTAAATACACAAATAAACCTGTTTTAATACTTGCTCCGCTTGCTGTTGTAGGTCAAACTTATCAGGAAGGTAAAAAGTTTGGTATTGATATGAATAATATTCATGTTCAAAATTATGAGCAATTAGATAATATTGATTGCAGTATTTATGGTGGTGTTGTATTAGATGAAAGTAGTATTTTAAAAAATTTTGAAGGCGCTACTAAAAAACAGATTTTAGATAACTTTTATAATACACCTTATAAATTAGCATGTACAGCAACGCCAAGTCCAAATGACCCTATGGAATTGGGGAACCATAGCGAATTTTTAAACATTATGACACGTAATGAAATGTTAGCTATGTATTTTATTCATGATGGTGGCGAAACATCAAAATGGAGAATTAAAGGGCATGCTACTAAATTATTTTATCAATTTGTTGGAACTTGGGCAATAATGCTAAATAAGCCTTCAGATATTGGATTTAATATTGAAGGTTATGAATTGCCTAAACTTAATATTACAGAAAATCAAATTAAAACGCCAAAAAGAGAAAATGGCAGTTTTTTTAATGATGCTATAATTTCTGCTACTAATTTTAATTCTGAATTAAGACTTACAAAAATTGAGCGTTTAAATGAAGTAGTAAATATTATAAATTTAAAGCCAAATGAAAATTTTATAATTTGGATTAAGCAAAATGAAGAAGGCGAACTATTGAAAAAATTACTACCTGATGCAATTGAAGTAAAAGGCAGCGATACTAATGAATGGAAAAAAGAAAAACTACTTGGATTTGCAAATAATGAATTTAGAATTTTGATTACAAAAACTAAAATTGCAAGTTTTGGTATGAATTACCAGAATTGTAAAAATCAAATATTTGCAAGTTTAGATTTTAGTTTTGAAGGTTTATATCAGGCTATAAGAAGAAGTTATAGATTTGGTCAAAAAGATGAAGTTAATATTTATCTTATTACTACTGATACAATGTCAAACGTTAAACAATCTATTGATACAAAACAAAAACAATTTGAAATTATGCAAAACGAAATGAATGAAGCTATAAATGAAAATTTAAAAGGCAATCAAATGATTCAAAATTATTTTGATATTGAATCTGAAAATAATGAATGGTATGATATTAAAAGAGGTGATTGTATTCAGTTAATAGAAAATGTTAAAAATGAAAGTGTTGGTTTTAGTGTTTTTAGTCCTCCATTTGCTGAATTGTATACATATTCAAATCATATTGAGGATATGGGCAATTCAAAAGATTATAATGAATTTTTGATTCAATTTAATTTTTTAATAAAAGAATTGCATAGAGTTTTAATTCAAGGTAGAAATGTAGCTGTACATTGTATGGATTTACCAATTCAAAAAGGCAAAGAAGGCTATATTGGATTAAGAGATTTTAGTGGAATGATTTTAAAAAGTTTTGATGATGCAGGTTTTATTTATCATTCAAGAATAACTATTTGGAAAGATCCAGTTGTCGAAATGCAAAGAACTAAAGCATTAGGATTGCTTCATAAGCAAGTTAAAAAAGATAGTACAATGAGTAGAGTAGGTATTCCTGATTATGTAATGATTTTTAGAAAAGATGGCAATAGAATTAATCCTGTTAATAATACTGATATTCCCGTTGATTTATGGCAAAAATATGCATCACCTGTTTGGATGGATATTGATTATGGTAATACACTTCAAGGATATCGCAATGCAAGAGATACAAATGATGAAAAACATATTTGCCCTTTGCAATTAGATACTATTGAAAGATTGATTCATTTATACTCTAATAAAGGCGATATAATTTTTACACCTTTTATGGGCATTGGTTCTGAAATTTACCAAGCTATTAAAATGGACAGAAAAGGAATAGGATTTGAATTAAAAGAATCTTATTTTGATTTAGCTAAAAAGAATTTAAAATCTATTGTTGAACAAAAAAACCAACTAACTTTATTCTAACCTTACATCCTGTGTAGTTTATGTGGCGAAAAACAAAACTCAAAATACCGCTAATGTTTAGGGTTTTAAGCATCGTTCAATCCGATGCCGCAGGGTTTTAAAAAACAATTAACATGATAGGAAAAACAGTATTATACAAAGACTATGATGGTGAGATCATAGAAGGAATTATAAGGTACATAGGATTTCAAAACAAAACAAAAACTATAACTTGGTATAGTGTTGATTTTGGATTTAAACAGTTTTTAGTTCCTGAAAATGAAATTATTTTTACAAACAATCAACTAACATTATTCTAATGCTTAAAGACACAATTATAATATTGGCGTTGTTACTTGCCATTATTTACGCTGGCAGTAAACCCGAACCCGAAGTTATCGTAAAAACTATTTATATAACGCGCGACACATGCGATAATGATTCAGATTTTATAAATGCCATTGGCGAAATTGAAACGCAAAATACCGACAGCTTAATAGGTGACAGCGGTCGTGCTTATGGCAGATATCAAATTCACGATGTTTGTGTTACCGGGTCGGGCCTTAAAGACTTGCTAAATTACGAGCACAAAGACATGTTTGATTCAGTTAAAGCTGAGCGCGTGTTTTGGGCGGTTATGGGTATCAATTGCTATGTATACGCGCAAAAGTACGGCAAATATCCTGATTATGGCGAACTTGCACGTATGTGGAACGGCGGCCCGAATGGCTATCAATATGAAAGCACATTAAATTACCTTAAAAAATTTGAACAATGCCACGAAAAAAATTAACTGATTACGAAATACTTTTAGAAATTTACAGACGCGTTTATGCTGTTAGCGAACCGCCCGCAGATTTTGACGAACTTGTAGCTAATGCCGAACTTAATGAGCGCGGTGAAAAAGATATTAAGTTTATGAATTATGAATGCGAAGACAAAGTTATGGAAGATATTTTTAACGAAACAATGGCAAAGTATAAAATTAAAGGATATAGACTCAAACAGTTTTCATTTAGTTTTTGGCTTGGCTGTTCACCTAAATCAAAAAAAGTATCATGAGTTTAGATGTTTATTTATATCGAATAAAATATGTCAGCTATGACATGGTTAATTTTCATGAAGAAAAAGAAGAAATTTACCACGATAACATAACACATAATTTAAATGTAATGGCTGAACAAGCTGGCATTTATAAAGCATTATGGCGACCATATCAACTGCATAAAGATTATGTAAATACTGAAGATTACAAAATTGAAATGGCATTTGAAGATTCAGTAACTATTTTTGCAAGTGATATAATTGATGTTATTGAACAAGGTTTAGATTTGCTAAAAAATAGACCTGATTATTTTAGTAAGTTCAATTCACCTAATGGTTGGGGCACTTATGTTCATTTTGTGCCGTTTGTTGAAAATTACCTAAACGCATTAAAACAATATCCTAATTCAATAGTAATAGTAGATAGATAACATGAAAGAGCAAGACTTATACAAGGCCTTACAAGCTAAACACAGTAAACACGGCATATTATTTCGTAATAATACAGGCACAGCATTTCAGGGTAAAAGGGCGGTAATTAACAGCCGCCCTATTATAACCGAACCGCGACAAATTACATTTGGCTTATGCGTTGGTAGTTCTGATTTAATCGGATGGACTGAAAAAATTATAACTAAAGACATGATAGGAAAAAAAATTGCTATATTTACAGCCCTCGAAGTAAAAAACCTTAGCGGTAAAGCTACAAAAGAACAAATCAATTTTATTAAACAAGTCAGAAAATCGGGCGGCATTGGTGATATTTTGCGCTGGGTTGATGAAGACTTTAAAGCAGATGAGATATGACAACAGAAGCGGAAAACCTACTATCAGAATTAAAAGATGAAGCATTAAAAATGGATGCTTATATTAAAGACGATACTAAGCGCCAAAATTACAGGCAACTAAAAGAACGCCAACTTTTAACGCTGCAAAATATCATTATTGCACTTGAAGAAAAAGAACAAAGTTTTTTTGAAAAACAAATTACGTTCCCACATTCTAAAGACTTAGAACAAGTTATATTAGGTGCTATCTTAGTAGATAATAACGCCCGCGACAAAGTTAATTTTTTAAGCCCTGAACACTTTTATTTTGAAAATCACAAACTTATTTTTGAACTTTGTCAATCGGTCGAAGTGGTAGATATAATTACCGTAGCTGAAAAATTAAAATACCGTTGCGGTGGCCCTGCTTATTTAGCTGAATTAACAAACCGGGTAGCAAGTTCTGCAAATTTAGAATACCATGCAAGAATACTAATACAAAAGCATGTACAGCGCGAATTGATAAAAGTAGGCATAAATATGATAAATTCAATTATCGCTGATACTGACGATGTTTTTGATACCGTACGTGACCTAATGCAAAATATCAAAAAGTTTAACGTTGGAAAACAAATAGTAAGACAATGAAACAACAAAAACCAATTGATTGGGAACAAAAACCCAAACAAAGTACAAAGAAACCTAAAGCAGAACGGCCAGCAGCATCAGCACCTGAAACCGATAAAAAAGGTTTTATAGGCGGCTATTTTCGGCCGTTAGGATGGGGAACTGAAGATGGGCAAATGCTTTACTATTTCTACATTCGCTCAACAATGTCGATTGTAAAGTATAAAGCTGTAACAATAAACAAGGCTAATTTATTAAGCATAGCGCCGTTAGAATTTTGGGTAACAAGTTTTCCAAACCGCGACAATAGTAATTACGAAGTAACTACGGCGGCAGATTATCTTATAAATTTCTGTAATGCGATTGGTTTTTATAATACTGAAAACATACGCGGTCGTGGTGCATGGCAAGAAAAAAACGGCGTTGTATTTCATGCCGGGCAACAACTTATACAGGATAAAAAGCGCTACAATTTAGGCGGCTTAGATACAAAATACAGCTATGTTTATAATAAGGCTATTGATATGCCTATTGAATCGGCGCTGCTACCTACTGAAGCGGGCATGATACCTAAGATTTTAAATAAACTAAATTGGCAAACAAAGGCCGATGCAATACTATTATCGGGTTGGTTAGCATTGGCGCCAATTTCAGGTATATTAAAATGGCGGCCTCACGTTTGGATAACAGGACCGCGCGGTAATGGTAAATCATGGGTTTTAGAAAATATTATAAATGAAGTTATCGGTAATATCGCCGTAAGTGTACAGGGCACAGCGGCAACCGAACCAGCGGTAAGACAAAAACTTAATTCAGATGCGTTACCTGTAACAATTGATGAAGGTGAAGGTAATGATGAACGCGCAGCGCAACGCATGCAAGAAATAATAGGATTAGCAAGGGCAGCAAGTAGTGAAAAATCACCTGCAATAGCTAAAGGCGGCAAAGATGGTAAAGCTATTGATTATTTTGTTAGAAGCTGTTTTTTATTTGTAAGCATAAACCCACAGTTAGTAAACGATTCTGATAAGCGGCGTTTTTGTGTTTTGGAACTAAAAAAGTTACCCGACCCAAAACAATTTAACGAACTTGAAAAGCTAAAAAGCAAAGTTATTACAGATGACTTCGGGCCACGTTTTCAGGCGCGAATGTTAAACTTAGCAGATAACATACAAAAAAGCATTAAGCTATTCACAAACGCCGTATCGCTATTAACTGAAGATAGGGCAGTAGGTGATCAGTTTGGTGCGCTTATGGGCGGTTGGTGGCATACGCTGCATGATGACCCGGTAACGGCCGAAATAGCATTAGAAGAAGCAAACGCGATTTTAGAAATGCGCAAATATGAAGAAGACAAAGAAGATTTAACTGATGAACAAAGATGCTTGCAACAGATTTTAAGTCAGGAAATACGAATAGAAGCCGAAAACTATGTAGGCAATAAAACGATAGGCGAATTAGTTGAATGCGCATTTAATTATCAGCCATCAGTTAAGCCATCGCAAGCTGAAGCAAACGAACGTTTAATGCGTTTAGGTATTCGCGTCATTGGTGATGACTTACTAATACTAAATACATCTGTTTATGTAAAAAAAGTTTTAAGCGGCACACCTTGGCAAATATCATGGAATACTATTTTATTAAGGCTTAAAGGCGCATCACGCCGAAGTAATACGCGTTTTGCAGCTGGTATGTCTGGGCGCTGCGTTTCAATAAATTTAAAAAATTTATAAAAATTTTTATAAAAATAGTTTGAAATATAAAAAAGGGTTGTATATTTGTGTCAGGATTTGATTAAATAACAACAAAAAACTTTAGATCATGAACACAGTAAACGTAGTTAGAAACAGAATCACAAACAACGTAATGTTTTTTCTTAATGGCAAACAGGTTTTTCCTACAGCTATTTCGGGTAATATTTATAAGTTTGAAAACGGCCAAAACATCATACTTTAACAACAAAAAAACTTCACACAATGAAAAGAATTATCACATTTACCAGCAAGTTTAACATAGGCGATATAGTTACCTATGATGACAGAATGACAAAGCCTTACACATCTAAAATTATTGATATCAAGTTTACTGATTCTTATCAGTACATGTACAAACTTGAAGATAAAATAGGCATTTGGATAACCGATAGATATTTAACAATACATGAAAACATTTAAAATCTACAACCGCTTAATCATTCAAGCGTACACTTCAAAAGAAATATCCGCAATGCTTTTAAATCTTTACATAGCATTAGCCGATAATGATATGCAAGATATAAAATCTATTATTGAACGCTTTGAGATTACCTATGAAGAAATAGAACAGATACAAACATTAACAAACAGATTATTAACTTCTGAATGACACCAAAGGATAAAGCAAGCGAACTAATAGAACGTTATTCATTTGGGCGCTGGCAACAAATGACCGATGTCGAAAAGCTACACACTATAAATATCTGTTTAATGGTTGCTGATGAATTAGGCGACTGCGTTGTATCAGATTTATTAGTACACGATTTGACCGATGAAAAAACTACTGAGGTAGTGCAATATTATTTTGACGTATTAAATGAAATTATTAACTTTAAAAACTTCTAAAAATGAAAACGACAATTGAAAAGTATTATGATGCATTATTATACCTACAAAAAATAGGTAAAATTGAAAACAGTACAAAATTTGCAAAAGATAAAAAAATAAGTGTAAGATTTATTTTAACTTGTGTAGAATTAGGTTTAGTAGAAAAAATAAATAGATATTATTATTGTAAGTTTAAAGAACCGAAAATTGAAATGGCTCAAGATATTATAAAAGTTATTAATGAAAAAAATAATATTTATTATTCTAAAACACCTATACAGCCACAATTACAACTTCCAACAGATGCACAAATGATTCAACATTTAAAATCATTAGGCTATAAAATTTTTAAACCATTTACAGATTATCAAGAACTTTAAAAAACAACAACACATGAAAACGACAACAGAGTATTTAATGCCAAACGACAAAACACTAATTATTACAGGCGAATACAATGAATATTGCCGCGGTTCTCGCGATAAATACGGCGTACCTTTAGAACCTGATGAAGATGCTTTTTTTGAGATTTTAAGCACTTCGATTGATGATACTGAATACACAACTGATGAACTTGCAATAATGCTTAATATGACTTATGATGAAGTTGAAGAAATTTTGCAAGAATGTTTAAGAAGTCAAGACGAATCAGATTACGATGCTTATATTGACAACCAAATTCATAACCAACTTGATGACCTTCTATATGAAAAATATAATTATTAGTGCCTGCGCTGGTTTATTATCTGGTCTAACAATGGCCTTAACACTTGAAAAACTTTATCTTATGTTAGTATTTTGTTTTATTGGCGGCTTATGTCTTGGTATCGGTTTAATTTTGTTAATTGATAAAAAGAAATGATTAACCTAAAAGCCCTCTGCTTAGCGCTGAGCATGGAACGAAGATAATACTAATCAGTATTCCAAATCGTATGTTGGCACTGTTAGCGTTCAGGGGATAATTCAAAAACGCATTTTTACTTAACGATACTTGGTTTTGGTAGTTCCAGAAAGGCAGGCCGCTAAACAAAAACTTACCTGACAGCTGGAAAGACAGCATTTTTTAACTTTATAACAAACACCATGACAGAACTAACTATCGAACATGCAAAAAAAATGCCTTTCATAGATTGGGTAAAACATTTTAGGCCCGACTGGTCTGATGAAGAATGTGAGTTCTATCTATGGGAATATACTTGTTTTCCATTACATTTTGCAGAAACGATAAAACAGCTAAACGAGCAACTTTTATGAAATACATTATCCTATTTATTGCGGCTGTAATTATCGAAATAGCAAGTACGTTTTACATTTCAGCTGTTTCAGATAGGCAGCTTTTGCCAATGGTTTTTTGGGCGTTTATAGGGCCTTTTTTAGGCTTGCCCTTCCTTGCCTATCAAATCGAAGCTAAAAACAACCGTGACCGCTTAAAACTTGCGCTATGCTATGGTGTAGGCTATGCAACAGGCGCAGCATTAGTAAACATTATAACATAAACACACATGAAAACAGCAATTTTAATTTTGGCAGTAGTGCTATTTACTTCTGCTACGTTCCCGGCACTAAAAAAACAGCCAAAACAAAACCACATTGAACGTTATATTAACCGCTTTTTAAAGACTGCAAAGCAAGAAGCGAAACTTTATAATATACCTGTAAGCATAACGCTGGCACAAGGCATTATAGAATCGAATGCAGGGCGTTCAAGTTTAGCAGTTAAACATAATAATCATTTTGGCGTAAAGTATCGCGGTAGGGGCAAATATGCTATTTACAAAGACGATACGCCGCGCGATAAATTTCAAGTTTATAAATCTGCATGGTGGTCATATCGTGATCATTCAAAGCTGCTAACATCTAAGCATTATAGGCATTTAACAAAGCTAAGCAGATTAAATTATAAAGCATGGGCGCAGGGTCTTAAAAAATGTGGATATGCAACCGAAAAAAAATATGCTGAAATACTTATTAGTGTCATTGAAAAATATGACCTTTGGGTTTATGATGTACCGATTTTTTCACGATAAAACAGAGGGCGATGAATGGCTAATAATTCAGCACTTACCGATGGGTAATTATAAAGCTATCTGCACACGTGAAAATCAATTTTATAAATTAGGCGATGTAAAAACATTTTTCTTTGATGACTTTAATATTTGGACAAAGGGAAAATTAAAACCTAATAATCATTCTTTAACACTAAAAACAAAATACGATGGTAAACCGCGTAACACTAATTGGCCGGGTCGGAAAAGAACCTGAGCAAAAAACATTTGGCGAAAAAACGCTAACAAAATTTAGCTTTGCAACATCTGAAAGTAGCAAAGACAAAAACGGCGAATGGCAAGAAAAAACACAATGGCACAATGTCAGCTATTGGAATAACATTAAACTTGAAAAGGGCGATATGCTTTTTATTGAAGGTAAAATAGAATACCGGGAACATGAAGGTAAATATTATACTGATATTATTGCTTCGTATTGTAGAAAAATAAACACAGGTCAAAAAGCGCAATCAGTAGAAGTTGAAGTTATACCACAAACAGAATTTGATACAGATTTGCCATTTTAAGTTGCAAAAATAAAATATTTATCTTATTTTTTCTTTGTTGTACTCATTGGTCTTTAGTTTGGGCCGCCTGTTTTGAAGTTCAGGCGGTTTTTTTTTAAAAATAAGATATGTATTTAACATTTGAGCAAGCGATGCAGCTAATAAAACCTAACGGTGCTAAGAATCCTAACTATGCTGCTACCAGAATAAGACAGCTTATAAATTTTGGATATTTAACCGAAGTAAAACCCGATGAAATATTTGTAAAGCATTTTGAAGATTTTGTTTCTTTAGGCAATATTAAAACAGAATGCTTAGTAACTGCTGAATCCGTTTATAAATACATTCAGAATCGAAATGCAGCGAAAGAACAGTTAGGCAAAATACCAAAACAAAACCGTCACGTTAAAGCTGTGCTATCTAATGATACAATTATTAACTTTATGTCGGTTGATGCAGCATGTTTATATTTTGCCATATCTCGGGTTAGAATTATGAATAGCATTGAAAAGAAAAAATATATTAGAGTTCCTAAAATTGACGAATTAGTAAAATTTATATAATTATGTTTAACGAATTAGCAAAAGAAATACATGAAGGTAACGCCGCGCGCGGATTTTGGGATGGCGAACGAAAATTAACCGAAGTGGTTATGCTTACTGTTTGCGAATTAGCTGAAGCCATTGAAGCCGACCGCGCTGAAAAGTGGGCAACCGAAACAGATATTTTACAATACAAAAATATCAGCACGCCCGAACGTTTTAAAGAAAATATCAAAGACACGGTTCAAGATGAAATAGCTGATGCGATAATTAGAATTTTAGATTTTAGTCATAAGTTTAACATTGATTTAGATTTTCACATCAAAGCTAAATTACAATATAATGCTTCAAGACCTTACAAACATGGTAAAACATATTAAAAAATGACACGTACAGAACAGCTAAGATTAAAAAAGATACTTGAATACAAAAAAGGCTATTTAGATGCTTTGTTGTGGATTCAAGATCAAGAGCCTTACGATGATGAATTAGAATTAAGAATTGACATTTTTACACACAAAATTGAAGAACTTCAAAACAAACTTAAAGGACATGACGAATGACGAAAAAAAAGCGGCACTAATTGATAAGATTGGTGAGCAAAAAGTAAACGAATTAACCCAAAACATTTGGCTGCTGTTAGGCGCACTAAGCACTGCAAAATATGCCATTGCACAGTTTGAACCTAAAAAACTAAAATTTGAAATGAAAAAAAGGTTTATGGATTTGCACACATCTATAAATCTATTTGTTAATAATTTCGAAAAGGCAGCAACGCCAACCGAACGCGACCTACTAAATGAAAGTACTTACGATAATGTAGCCGTTATAGCTGAAGTTGTTGCGATGGCTTCTACATTGCCAGAATCACAATCAGAATGGTATTTAAACGAATGCAAAAAATTATTATTTTCAGCTTATAACAAATCACAAAATGAACTGCGTAGCGAAAGCGGTGAATAAATTGTTTCCTAATCAGGATTTAACAGAATTTTACGACCGTAAATTAGGCGTTGGTATGGGTGATATCCAGCGCATGATACCAACGGATTTATCTGTATGGGCCGTTTATTGTAACCATCACAAATGTGTTAATTTTGACCTAATTAGGCAGCTACCAAAAACCGAAAATTTTATACCGTTATTTCTATTTAGTTCGGTTATGTCGGACCGCTTTAAGCTACATTGTGAATTTGCATTATGGGATCGTAACACAGTTATAGTTAATGATATTGAACACGATGCTGATGAATATTTTCAGCGTAACAAAATACTACAGATAGCGGCGCTAATTAAGTTTGAAACACACGAAATACTGATAGTAAAAAAATGAAAAATTTACCGACATTTGAAGAAACGTTTAACCAGCAAAAATATGAAGCGGGCGATAATCAAACATTTGAAAAAATCGGTTACATAATTGTAAATGAACTATGGTTAAGAAATTTTCATAAGTTAGCCCAAACAAAAAAACCGCTGCCTAAAAAAGACAGCGGCCACACATGAAAACAGCAAAAGAGCAAACATCATTCAGGCTCGGTATCTTTACCGGGCTTTTTTAATATATCTTTAGGATTCGGAATAAAACCTTTAAAATAACCGATAATATTAACACCTGTTGTTTGTGATACGTTTTCAAAAATTGATTTTAGTTCAATGCCACAAACGAACAAAGCAACATAATAAGATAATGTAATTTCTAAATCTAACATCCACGTGAAAACCTGACTTGAAATTATCGCTAAACAATAATCATTCATTTTGTTTATTGTTCTTCTAAAACCGCGCGATTGTATTTTTTCTTTTAATGCTTTAGCTTTACGAACGCCTGTTAAAAAGTCAACTAATAGTAAAAAACTGAGGCAAATAATAAGCGGCTTTAAAATAAAAAGTTGTTGCTTAATTTCTGGCAAAATCTTAATAAAATAGTTTAGCGAATCAGATGCTAATCTAAGCGAATCGGCGGTAATAGTCAGGGAATCCATTATAAGATTTTAATATAACGTGAAACAATAACGGCGGTTGGTGTACCAATGAAGATATACCACCACGGCAGGGGAACAAATATAATAAAGAATGTAAATGTAAATAGTGAAACCCATGTACCAAAGCAAATAGGGCAGGCGCCAAGCATTGACCAAGGGTTATTTTTCATATTGTTTTCGACATCATTATAAAGTGATTCTACTTCTTGTAGGTATTCTTTATAAATAGTATCAGCTTCTTCAGCTGTTTTATTTTGCAGTTCTTCGTTTAGTTCCTTATCGCGGTTTTGCTTCCACGCGTTATATTTTGCCCACACGCGTTTTTTTTCTTTAGCTTCGAAGTCTAAGTATAGTTTAGAAATAAATTTGCCGTAAGCGGAAAATATGCGCCCAGAATAATATTCGCCCTGCACAGGTGATCCGATACAATAATGCAAAAACTTAATTGAAAAGGCTGCAAATATTGAAAGTGTTATAAGGGATAGCATGTTAGTCTATTGGTGGGAATGGTGGTTCGGGTTTAGGTTTATAGTCTATCAAAGGTAGTGTTTTTACCCATTGAAACTCAGGATTTACGCAAAATTCCATTTCCTCTGTGCTGATTATCCATTGGTCTGAAATATCTTGTATTGGGTTGAAATAGCTGTCATCGTCATATAATTGCCCGACAAGCTCATTTTTTTGCGATTCTGTTAATAGTCCTACGTATGTCATACTTGTCTACCTAAAGTTGTTTGAAATGCCTGCACGGCTGTGTAAAAATTACTTGCATCTGTATCTGTTAAGCCATCACCGATAGATGCGAAAGCAAATTGTTTTGATGAAAATATTTGAGCTGAACCACTATTATTTCTTGCACCAACATAAACATCAAAATTTATTGCTGTTGTTCCAGCAGATGTGTTTGTTCCTTTTAAAATACCATTCAAAAACCCTTTATGATTTGATGATGAATTTCTTGTGTTAATATGAAAACCTCTTGAATCAGCATTTATAAAACTTACATATTGACCTCCAAAAGATGAATGATTTGTATAATAAGTAACATTTGAAATTCTTGAATCAATACCAAAACCTGCTACAGAGCCATTATAATTTCCTATGTCTTCTTTTGCTTCATCAATATTTGTTCTAACATAAATTGACATATGATTATTATTAGTTATTGCAGAAGGATTTAAAAAAGTATTTGCATATGAATTAGTTCCATTACCTTGTATACCATTTGCACTATGAGTCATACCACCAAAAAATACTAAGCGAAAAGCTGCATTTGTATCCAAAGGATTTTTCAAATTCCATTTATGCGTTGATGCAGTACCTCCAACAAATGGGTATATAGCACGCATTTTTGTCCAAATATTGTTAGCCTTTAGTGATAGTACTAAGGTATTGACAGCACTCTGTTGCGTTGGATTTGTCAAACCTGCTGCGGTAATAAACGCTTGTGCATCGGCATCAAAAGCAGCAAAAACATAAGGATTTATTATCATCTTGTTCCGATTAGAGTTAATTTAAGACCTGTTGCTGTTCCGTTTCCTATCTGGTCGATGTCTATTGTAATTTCGGCATCGTCAGTAAGCGCAGATGTCGTAATAGTTGCAGGCGTAGCAGCCGTTGTGCTTGTTTTTTCTGTATTGTCAATTGTTAGCTTTGTACCTAAAACAGATGTGCCACCTTGATTTATGTCAACCGTAAAAATAGAACCCGATGCTTGTGCCGTTGTAAGCGATGCACGAACCGATGTAAGTGTCATAGCGTGAGGCATTCTGAAAGTTACCTTAGCAGTTCCCGTTGTTAAGGCTGTTGTTTCATCGCTGGCAGCTAATTGTATCTCTACAGCTTGTCTTGTATCGTTTTGAACATGTAGCAAGATATGTCCATCTGTTGCACTTTTTTTAGCAACATAGCCAACTACAACTATATAATTAGGTGTTGCAGGTTTAACATTTGTAATTGCACCCGGTGTTGTTGTACTGAGATATAAAATATCACCTTCTGTAAAAGCGTTTGTGTTTAATCCGTGTACTAATCCGTTAATCGCCACAAAGCCGTTTGAAGTATCTGCAATGTCTTCTGCCGTAATACCAAAAGTTGTTTCACTATTTGCAACGCTGTTTGCTTGTGCTAAGTTTATACCAACAAATCCGCCTGCAACACCCACCACTTTTACAACGCTGCCTTTTGATATTAAAGAACCGCTTGTATTACGTGCCTTAATAACTAATTGCTGACCAAGTCTATTGATTAAACCACCTTGCAAACCTAAATCTAAAGTACCATCTGTGCTATTCCACGCTAATTCACCAACCCCAACTGTATGTGCTGCTGCTGTGTCAAATTCTAAATAATCTAAGTCAATAATTCCAGCATTTGCAGAATTGCCTACAACTAAAACACTTGCTAAGTCTTGTGAACCGCCGCCACCACTAACTACAAAAAAAAAATCTGTACTTAACAATTGGGCTAAGTCCGCACAATTACCTGTAAAAGGTATTGCCGCGGCTGGTACTACTTCAGTATTTGCAACTTGTGCAGGGTCGATATATTCAACGCTGCCATTATCTTGAACAACTTTAACGCTGCCGTTAACGTTACATTCAATTTCAACGATGTCAGGGCTAAGGCTGTTAATGAAATCGCCCGATGTCGAATCATAAATAGCTACATTACCATTTGCGAGTTTTACTATGTCTATCATTTTTTATAAGTTTATTTCATTATTATATAATCCTACTTTAGTACTAAATTCAATGCAATCATATTCAATGCCGTCAACTTCAATTTTAACTACCTCACCGTTAGGGTCAATTATCTGGCCAGTATATGTGTAATTTTCGTTTAGGTTTGTCATTGTAAAAATAACTGTTTCACCATCTAAAACATCAATGCTATAATAAATAGAAATACTACCAAAATTAAGCTGCAAAACCCAAACGCCTTCATTTAGCGCATCAACAACAATACCAGTATTAAATACAGCATCACAACTGTTAAGACAGCCCAAAATTAACGTATTTTCACAACAATTACAACAAGCCATATATATAAATTTAAATATTTTCTAAAAAAGGGGGTATTGATCCCAACCCCCTACTAATTGCCCCAAGGTAGCGAAATTTGGCGGCATAGTGAATCTTAACATATCGTGAATGGTTTGCACTTTTCATTTAGTGCTAAATCATATCTTAATTCAAAATCTATACTAACTATTTGCATTAAACTTTGCAATGTCTTTGCATCTTTGCCTGTTTCTGAAGCGTAAACAGTCCATGGTAGTATTTCATTAGATACCGGGAACAAACGCGGGTTAACTATTGCGTATTGCCATTGTACGCCCTTAAAATTCGCACCGTAAAGCGCAAACTTAACCGAATCTAATAACATACGCGGATCAGCGCATAAGTTCCAAAAAACTAATTTAAATGGAACACGCACATCCAATTCGATACCACAACTTCCGCGCTTTGTATTTGCTGCTTTTCTTGTTTCAGAAACAATACCATTAACACGGATATAATAGCCCGCTCCCGAGGTGTCTGTGATGCCAACATAATTACGGTGTCCGTTTTGCGTAACATTTAAACTAACAACCTGCCCAGCAGTATCTTTTACAGCTATGCCATTACCGTTAACGTTTACATTTACGGCTGTCATTGCAGTATCAATTTGCTTAATTAGTTCGGTTATTATATTTTGTGTTACGTACATTATAGTAAATCGATTTCTTCTAAAATTGCTAATAGTTCATTTCGTGCGGCTGTTTCGCCTAATTCGCGTTCTGTTTCTGATACGGTTGAAATATCTTTTGCAAAACGTTCTTCTTGAAATTCCATTATATTTGCCATTTCATCATTCGTATAAGTTATGGCACTAACGCTGGCATTTTCAGTAACTTTAATGCTTTGAAATAATGAACCGCTAAAATTTAAATCAACTGTATTTGATTGTCGGCCTGTTAAATCTCTTAGTTCTTTATAACCTTGTGTTAAATACTTTGTTTTATGCGGATTGCCATTTTTAAAAACACTTTGACCGTTTTTACCTTGCGGTTTTATAGCTGATGCTTTAACTGTTGTTAATGTAAGCGGATTTATATAAAACGGATTAACACTATATTGCCCTATTGAACCGCCTGATGTATCTAAGCCTAAAAAAAATATTCTTTGCTTATATTCTGCAATGACTTGAATAGCGGCAGCCTGTGATATTCTACGCGCTGTATTATCGTCATTTACAACTTGTGCAAGTATTTCTAAGCGTTCAGATATATTCATTAGCCGGGAAACATTGGGTACATTCTTAAACGTGGTTCACATCTATAACAAAAGCGGTCAGTTTCTAACAGCTGAATAATATTATCAATTTCATTATCTAAAGCTTCAATGCTGGCATTTTCCCACTCAGCTATTTTAACATTTGCCCATTCGTTACCGTGTGTTTTAATTAGATTTAACCTGTTGTTAGGCGAAACCCATTCTTTAAGAATTTGCACACCTGTTTGATACAGAATTGTCATACCTAATCGGTCTAAAAACTGGCAAATAATATCAGTATCAACACAATCAACACGTACACACGCGCCTAAATAACCCGAAGGCGAAGCACTAACACCGTTCCAACCTTCAACATTTAGCACCATATCACCGCAAGGCTTACAATTAGATGCAGCATTGCAAGTGTATAGATAAGGCGCTACTCTTGTAGTGTCTATGGTAATTAAAATTACATCTTCATTAAAAAACTTTTTAACAAATATGTGCATTTCCGTATCTGCAAAAACAGTAACAGCCTGACTAAATAATATATTGCCTGCATAATCAGTTACATAAATTGTTGAACTTGCATTAACTGTACTTTTAAAACGTACCGAATCTACAAAAATACGGCTTTGTGGGCTACTAATCCATTTTTTAGATACTTTGATGCCGCGATTGGCAGCTACAGGTATATCTGAAACATTACTAACCTGACAAACAGAATATAAACTGCCAATGCTATTTAACTTTATACCACGCGCATTTAAAACAGCTTTCAAACGCTTTTCTACAATATCAGCAGCAAAATACATCTTTTCGCGTACTGTTTCTGTAGCTGAAACTAATGCCTCACTACTAACTGCTGCGACATTATTTATAGTTAACCCTTCAAGATTTTCTAAATAATAACCGCTTGTCGGAACTGTACCTTCAGGATAACAGCCGTTAAGACTTATTATATAGTTTTCTAAACAAGTAGGTGTATTAAGATTCAGCATCTAATTCAGTTTGTTTTTTGCGACCGCGTTTTTTAGGCTTTTCAGTTTCGGTTATTTCTTCGGTTTCAACGGCTTCAACGGTTTCGGCTTCGATGGTTTCGGGTTGTTGTACATTTTCTTCTATTTTAATTACAGATAATAAACCTTCTGAATAATAAATATCTTTAGGGAAATCATTTTGCTTTACAGCCTTTTCAACAGCCTTGTTAATCTTTATGCTGCCTATTGTTTTCTTTTGTGTTGAATAGTCGAATAAATAAACAACATCTTCGTTATCTGTACGCTGTACATTTACCGCGCTGTAATATTTACGAATTATTGTTAATGCTTGTGCTATTTTTTTTGAATAGTTTACCATGTGTTTTTATTTTAAAAAAGGGCGGTTTCCCGCCCTTCAATCATTAAAACTAAATTGTACCGTTATAAGTATCGTTGCAAGCTGCGCTATCAGTAATAGTAAGCTGTGCAGCACCTGTATTAGAACTTGTAGTGTAGAAATTACTATAAGTTCCATATACATTTGATTCGCCTAAAATTTGAGCAGTAGGCGCACCATCAAATGAATTTGAATCTAAAACCCAATCAAGGTCTGTAATTGTCGCACCTGTTGAAGGCGTTGAAGCACTATAAACATTGTAAAGTGTTTCAGTAGAAACAGTAAGCGCAACATCTGTAGTTGTAGCAGAAACAATTACAACCGATGTAACTGTATCATTAGTCAAAACATAGATTGTTAACGCTGTGCCATCCCAACCACCTGCAACAGTATAAATTGAACCTACACTTGCAAGGGCAGCTTGTGCAGCAGCTACAAAATTATTAGCACCAGCTTCAGTACCTGTATCGAATGAACCGCCTACGCTAAATGGTAAGCCGTTGATTTGAATTGCAATAGCATCAGTAACATCAACTTCAATACCTTCAAATTGCTCAACTTCAACTTCTCTTGAATAGAACAAAGCACTACATGCTACTTCACAAGCATCAGCAGATTCGCAGAATGTTGCATCAGTTGCATTTGGTGCAGCAACAAAACCGCAAGCTGGTTCAATATCGCAATATCCTGTATCAGCGCAAACAACTTGATATTTGAATACATCAAGTACACCATCAAATAAACAGTCGTTAACTGCCCAGCATTTAGGCATACCAACTACGGCCCAATTAGTAGCGAATTGAATGTATAGTTCAATTTCATCATTACACTTAACGTAAGACATAACAACATCATGCTCAATACCTAACCAAGGGTCAACAACAGTAGTACGCATTTGGTCTTCAAAGTCATAAGTAAATTGACCTTTGTTCTTTGCGTAAGTGATAAGTTGAAGCGCACCCGGTGCCATTGCGATAATGTCGCTTGTGTTACCTAATGCAGCAGGAAGGTTAGTATCGTAATAGATAGAACGTGTGATTTCAAGCAAAGAAGCATCAAAACCATTATCGTTACCAGATGCAATAACACGCGCTTTGCGGTATTGGTCAAGCAAAGTACCACCGATAAGAATCAATTGTTGTTCAATTTCAGCTTGTTTGCGATCGCTGTCAAGGATTGATTCACCAACAGGATTGATACCTAAACCAGAACTAAGGAACAAAGGCAAAGACTTAGAAGTAACAGCAGGATCAGCACAATCGCACTTAACGAATGAACCAACAAAACCACCGTTAGCTACAACCGTTGCAACTTCTTTACCTAACTTGTTAATATGGTTTCTAAGAACTTCATTAACATAACTGTTTTGATAATCGGCGCGGCTTTCTTTGATACAACGAATTAACTCATCGTCAATCTTAATTTTCTGAGAAACTGTTTTGTTAGTAATTTCAACTTCATCATAAAGCGGCTTAACTACATCGCCATCAGTAGGGCAATATTCAAGTGAAGTAGCGTTAGATTCAGAAAGACGTGGGAAAAAACGGCGTGAAACTTTGTACACTTTACCGTTACCTTGTTCAACGGCTTGAACGTTGCCAAGTTTAACTTGTGATGCTGATTTGTTTGCAGCAGAAACAAGCAATTGCAAAAGACCGATGTTTGGTGAAGGCATAGAACGCATGCCGCTATTATTATTTAGCGATATGTCTATAATTTTCCACGCATCAGCGAGTTTTATAGTTGACATTTATTGTAATTTAATAATATAAAAAATTGTTTTTGTTTGGCATTTTCCACGCTGCCAGCGTTCTGTTTTTTTTCTGTGCCGCAGCACCCTATTTTGTGAGAGGTCGTTACTGCAAAGATAAGATGTTTTAAAATAAATAATTTTATAAATTTTTTATAGAATATTTTGCACTAAAAAAGGCAGCCCTTTCGAACTGCCCTGACAAACTTTAAACCAAACTTACAAACTAAATTAAACCATTATCTTGCATGTATTTCAATCGCGCTGGGTGAATACCGCTTTTTGTTTTTTCATCAATCTCAAAACTTTTTGTTTGCCCACCGTTACTTTGTTTTTCGAAATTGTATTCAGCTGCAATAATTTCAAATAGTGTTTCATACTTTAGGTTTTCCGTTGGCTTAGATGGATGCTTTACGCGGTTACCATCTTTGTTAACCCAAATGTTAGAATCGCCATCAATTTCAAAATCAAAACCGCGCTCACGTATTTCGGCTTCTAAAATGGCGCGCATTTCTTTAGGCGCTAAACGTGCATTTTTTACAGATTCAACAAGCGAACCGCGCACTTTATCTATTTGCTGATTTTTAATGTAGCTTTGAAATTTACCCTGTTCTTCTTTAATAGCCTGCTGCATTAGCATTTCTTTTTCATTCAGCTTTGCGTTAGCTAATTCAAGTTGTTGCGTTAGCTGTTGCAACTTTTGCGCATCGGCTGATGTGTATTCTTGCTTTAGCTTTTCAATCATTTCGACTTGGCTATTCTTCAAATCAGAAACAATAGTTTTAAACCTGTCTTTTTTGTCTATTGCTTCATATTTCTTTAAGTCAATAGCAAAAGCATCAGCAATCTGTTTTTCTGTTTTTGCGTATGCAGCGCCAAATAATTCAGCGCTTTTAGCTTCTTCAATCTGTTTGCCTAAACGTTCCTGTACAGTACGTTCAATTTTAGATACATAACCCGTTACGGCTTCATCTAATGTAATTTCATTTGATTCTAATTTCTGAATCAGTTCGGGTTCAATACCCAATTTTTCTACAAATTTGTCAAGCATTTTCACGTGTGTTTATGTTAAAAAAAAATTTAGTAAAATCTTCAAATGATATACTTAGCGGCAATTCAAAACCGCTTTTTAAAATAACCTTAGTAAACTTTTCGCCATCTTCCCATTCTGATTTATAAAACGTTGCTACTTCATCAAGGTCAATATAACAATAATCTTCAAGTTCAAGAACAAATTCAGTTTCTTTATCTGATTTTAGATGTTCATCTATTTGTTTTTTGATTTTTGCCGCTGCTTTGTAGTCTTCAATTTTAACAGCTTCATCAAAATCTTTTTGAAGTTCATCAAGCGTTAGCGGTTCTTCATTGTATTCAAGTTGAATAACAAATTTGTGAAATCTTGGCATATTATCTACGTTTATTTGCGCAGCCGCAGCCGCGTTTAGGGGTTACTGTTCTTTGAATAGGTTGCGCTGGTTCTGATACGTGAATAGTACCGAGATAGTTATAATTACCTGTTTGCTGTTCGGTATACCATTGCGCGGGGGTAAATTGGTATTCAGTACCGTTTGTTTTATGCTTTGCTTTTATTACTAACATGCTATAATTCTATTAGTGTAAAGTTAATAAGTTGATTAGGCTGAAATATTTTAATAGCCTCAAACCATCGCGCATCGGGAACAACTAAACAACCAGCTGACCAACTATCAACAGCATGACCGATGCCGCCACGGTGAAAATTGATACCGTACCAACCTTTAGTTTTAACTGTTTTATCTAATTTGCGGTCACGTGTATTATCGCGAAAAATTTCTATTGCGCCCGCTTGATAAAAATACGGCGCATTTAACCAAAGGTGTTTCCAATCACGTGCAGTAATAAACTTATGCGATGCTATCACTTGCTGCTCACATGCAATCGCGCTACCTGTAATGCCGCCAACGGTCAAAGGATTAAATACTATGAAATCGCCGGGTGTAGTGCTACATGGTAATATCATGTCGGCGATGCGATTGTTAAACCTTACAACATAATCGGCAAACTTATTGTCGAAGCTTTGGTCTGTACGTATCCAAACAAGGTCGTAAACTGGCTTTACCCATCCTCTTATATTCATTTCCGCATCAATCCATTGCTTTGCTCCTCCGAGTGTCAATGGGCCAACTATGCCATCAATTGCACCGCTATAATAATTGCGGTCTTTAAGTAGTTTTTGAAAGTTTTTCATGTGTTATTTTTTAATATAGTTTTGTGAACGTACCGGGTAAGCGATATGCCTACAATTATAACCGCCGCGATTTTGGCAAAAGTTTTCGGGCGTTGTATCGGGTATCATACCAGTACCGTTATTATCGGCCCATTGAATCTCAGTTTCTAAATCTTCAAATAATATCAAACCTAATTTACCGTTTTTTGTTTCATTAACCCATCGTTCACATTGTGCGCGGCTATCTTTAACAATAGAACCAACGTACAACAAAGCATCCATCTTATAACTTTTTCGCACCGCTTCGTTAACTACACCATCATACTGTAATAACGCGTCACGTGATGCCTGCAAACTAATTCTTTTTAATACGCCTTGCCGCGCTTCAGTAGTTGTTAATTGGCCTGCAATTGAAGTAACAACATCTGTTAAACTACTTCCTTGGTTAACTGCAATTAGCAATTCATTTTTAAGCGGGTTTATTAGGTTTACGTTTAATCCTTGCCCTTGCATCGCAGCTATTACATTATTAACAGCATAGCGCTTAAATGGATTCAAAAAACTTTTTGTTATATCAATGCCGTTTAATTCTTGTTGCGCAAGCTGTGTATTAGCGCCAATTTCGTCAAAGTTTTCTAAAAAAGCCGAAACCATTACATTATAACCAGCCTTTTCTAAAAACCTATTAACAGCTGTTTTAAACGAACTTAAACGCGCTATGTTTTCCTTTGACCTTACTAAATTGCCTGATGTTGTTCTAAACTTATTTATCCAATCAACAACTTGTTTTACAAATTTCGGTTCTACTTTATCAAACCTTTTTTGTAAAATTTCTAATGCTTTATCGTTAATTCGTTCGGGTTTGTTGAAATCCATTAGTTATTATCTTCGTCGTTATCGTCGTTATTATCTTCGTCGTTATCCGAGTTATCTGAATTATCTGAATTATTAAATTCATCAATATTAACTTCGGGAATTACATTACTTGCAACAGCATCAAAACGCGGTGCTAACTTTGCATCAATTGCATTTTTAATAGCTGTGTAATCATTATTCATAATATCAAAGCCTTCATCGTAATATAATTCAGTAACAGCATCAAAAACAAACTGAGCGCTAATTGCATCCTTTTCTGTTATTTGTCCAGATGCTAACAAATTTACGCGTTCATCTACCGTATAAAGATAAGCGCTGTTATACATTGCGCAAATTGTAGCTATTTGGCGCGCTATTGCATCAGAATTATAACGGCGGTCAACATAGCTTATATAACTTTCATAACGTATAGCTGTCGGCAAACCTTTTTGTGATAGTGCAAATTCTGCCATCAATTCTGTTTCGGTTTTAAGGTCAAAACTGATTGGCGCGTTAACCATTATCGCGCTTTCAGTATCCATAAATACAATGGCTTGAATAATACGCAAAACATCCTTATAACGCGCATAAACATCATCTGATATTTTACCAACTTCAATATATTCAGGTTCGCGGTCTAATTCTTTTGCAACGCCCGATTGCGCAGCTTTTAAACTGCGGTTAATATTTAGCACTTGTTCGGCTTTGCCTAATGCCTCGGTTGCTACTTTGTTAGTTTCTTGAATAGTGCTAACATCAGGGCTATAATAACGTATTGGTTCTACTTGCTGTTTATCATTATCGCCAAACTTAGAAGTTGTAGGGTTTAAGTTATAGGCTGCCAATGGCGTAATACTTAGCACTTTGCCGTGCCCGTGACAAGTTTTACAAGTTATGCTATTATCGTAGTTATTTGGGTCTGGTACGCGGCCCACACCATTACAACTGTTACAATCAACCCCTTCAACAAATTTAATAGGGAAGCATGTCGCAAGCATAACCGATTTATGCTGATTGTCAAAAATAGCAGCATCATTAAGATAAGGTATCGCAGGGCTAAAATCAGACTTATAAATTTTAAACGTATTGCCATAAGAATCATATTTAGGTACAACGCGACCGCCTAAAGTAACCCACGGCATAATACCGCTATTGTGTTCATAGATAACTTCAAACATTGTTTTATCACCATACGCGCGGGCCTGAGCGTAAAACATATCGGTAACAATGTGATAGTATAGCGGGTTTTCAATACCTAAGGTAGCATATTTATTTTTTGATATGCCTTTATATATTAGAAGTCTGTATTCAGGGTCATTAAAAACAATCCTATCAGACTGTATTACTTTCATATCTACATTAACGCGCACGTTATCGCTTTCAATCCCTTCGCCTTTAGGTTCGATAAGCAAAACGGCGTTAGGGTCAAGTACCCGGTTCGGAATAAAAACAGAAAATACAAAAGACTGTAAAGTATTTTCGCCGAACTTTTCATTTTCGGCAAATTGCTGCATGTCCATATTTTCAAACCTAACAGAATGCTTTGCAGAACTTAACAGCCTATGCAATTCGGTTATTGCCTTAACAAGCGGCGATTCTGTTTTAGGCTGGTATGTATTTTTACGATAGTTTAATATCTGTTCATCTTCATTTGGAAATGCCTTATCTAATGCAGGCGGCACTTCACCGTAAAAGTGTGGCTTAATGCTTTCATAAATACGCTTCCAATCCGCTTTAAATGGGTGTACAGGCGGATTTAGTATTGTAGCATTTACAGTATTTAAAAATTCGTAAAACTGTTCTATGTTCATTCTATTTGATTTTAAATAGGGCGGCTACATTATATAACCGCCCTTATAAATACTATGGTGTAATTGTAATTACAAGTGAACCAGTTACGCCCGAAGCATCATTAGCTGTTGCGATAACAGTAACTAAGCCCGGTGCAGTAGCAGTAAGCAAACCACCTACAGAAATAGTAGCTGTACCTGTGCCGTTAACAACAGACCACGTAACAGTAGCATCAGTAGCGTTTAATGGCAAGATAGCAGCAAGCATTTGCAATGTAAGACCATCGCCAACAGTTGTTACGTTACCTGTGCCTGTTACAACGATAGAAGTTACCCAACAAACGTTATAAGGTAGTGTTAACAAGAAGTCTAATGACAATTGGCTAAATGTACCTAACTGTTCATTGTATCGAAATTCAACGGTCCAGTATGCATCATCTTCGTCAGTTTCTGCAATCTGATAAAACGGGCGAACTGTTACGTTTGAATACCAACCTAAAAAACGGCCATCGCAAGTTACAAAACCAAATTCATAGCCCGCAGCTTTAGCAGGATTAGATAAGAAATTATAAAGCGCATCAATCGTAAATGTAAGGTCATTTTCAGCGTCAGTTAGTGATACAACACGCGACTGTTTTACTACCTCCTCCTGTCCGCAGCTACCGCGTTTCTTAGTAGTAAATTCAGGTGCAGGCAAACCACCGCTAATACGTGAACCGTTAACGCGGCCAAAAACGTTTTTATCAGCTATTGCAGTTTCCCATTCAGTAGAATCTGTAATATCGGCAAATTCGTAGTTACATTTTTTTGCAAACCAACCAGCGATACCACCTGAATAAACAGTTGAATCGCACGGATCGCAAAGGTAGTTAGGGGCATTATCCTCATCTATGCAAGGCGGGCAAACGCCAAACGCGCCCAAAAACCCATTTATAAAAGAAATATTCATGTTTTTTGTTTTTAAATATTTGTAAATGAATTACGACCTCATCTACATTGCTTGTTATCTAATCGACATCTTTTGTCAAATGACAAATCTAACAAAAACATACGGTTATCTTCAGGTTTAGAATCATATCTAAAGTTTTGATATTGCACCGCGTCAACAGTTACGTAATTGCCTCTCACAGCTTGTTGTAGTAACTTAATGTAAAACGGTGGTACAGCGCCCGAAATAATGCCGTAATTTTCTGTTATATCTTTACTAATAACTACATTTCTGTCATTTTCTGTTATCGCTTCAGTATCGCCAAAGAACTCAACAGTTCCAAAGATACGAAGTGAATTGTAAAACGGTGTATTATTAGAACCTAAATAGTTAGTTAAAGTTCCGTAAAAATTACCGTTGCAATCATAATTTGCATAAGTACTATAAATTAGTGAAGTATCGTTTAAGTTGCCGCAGCCTTCTACCTTTTTATAATATTCTGTCCAAAGCCTTTTATCTATTTCAGGTTCTAAACTTATCTGATTTATTTTGTAATATTTAATGTACAATCTAAAGCAATCCAAATCAGCAGGGAACAAACCTGTATTAACAAACCACGTTTGAATGCTGCCCGTTGAAAGACTTTGACCTACGTGGTAACTATCAGAAAAATCATCTATAAATTCAGATACTAAGTTACCGCAACAATCATATAAGCTAACTACAACATAATGCGAAGTACTTGTACTTGTTTGAAAACCTGCTACCAAAACGCTATTAGGCTGATTATACAAATCAGTAACTTGTGTTTGAAATGGTATAATATCGCCTTCAACATACGGAATATAAAACGGCAAATCAGAACCGCATAAATTACAGTTCCACGCATCAGTTTCGTTTTGCATAAAATTAGGCGGCAAAACAGGGCAGGCATACCGAATCGGTACGGGCTGCCTAAAAGAATATGTCCTACTAATTTCGGGCGTATATGAAACAGGATAATTTACTAACATATATTCGCAAAGATACAAATAAAAATTAAATTAAAAAATTTTATCCTAAATCGCTACATTTATAGTTATTGTCAAAAGTAATAATAGGTATTAAACTTGGCGCAGGTATTGGAACACTCATTAAAATTTCGTGTCTTATTGTGTGTGGTCCTGTGCCCGGGTCAAAGTCACCATCAACAATAAACCTATAATAAGCTATTGGAATTGTATCGCTAATCTTTATAGCAGTTACTATATTGCCCGCGTAACTTAAAACGCCTATAGGGCTATTTGCGTTATCTACAAAGTTATTTTGAACTATATTTATGCCGCCTACATAATCGGGATGCGCTAATATTTCAGCTATTACCGCCGTTGGGTTACCTGTAATAGTCCACAAAGGTAAAACGCCAACAGTTCTATAAGTTGATGTACTTGTTAATGCAACTAAGCCGATAGGGCAATAATCGGGCACTTGCTGATATGCAATACCTGTAACCCAATAACGCTGACCTTGTGTTAATTGTTGTACGTTTATTTTAAAATTAGCTTCATTCGATGGCGCA